ACCCCGCAATCAACCCACGGGGCCGTAACCAGAAGATTGCAGCTAGTGCGTTGCAGACAATCATCAAAGGTAGTTCGATAATTGCCAATGATGCCAACCTGCCAGGGGATAACCTGACAAACAGTTATCAAGTCATTGGGTCATATCTGAATGGTTTTGATTTGAGTTTGTCTATTCCCTATAACGCCATAGCAGGAACATTAACGTTAACGGCCGATGGACTGTACGAGATTACCGGGCGGTATGTCTTAGATATTACGGCATTCAGCCAGAATAACGATGTTGTGCTGGCATATGGTATTGATGGTGTTGCAACTGATCCGGATACTATTTTGGCCAACTATTTCAAGCCGGGCCAGGCGTCCGATTATGTATCGCTGGAAGGATCGCAATTAAAATACCTGACAGCGGGGACTGTGCTGACCGCGCAGATGAAGGGAACTGCTGGCGGGTCAACTAACCTGCCGATTCTGACATCGTCGTTTCAGGTTGAGCCGTTGGCCTATTACACAGGTACGTTTGTGGGGCTATGACACAGCTATATAACAACCCGCAGATGCAGGTGTGCATGATCGTTACCCCACACAGCACAGATATCAAGGGGATTATCGGCGAGAGCTTTTGTCCTGGGGCTGCGCCATCAGGTGCGCTGCCTATCGTGGCATTTACTGCTACCGCTACTCAAATAACGGTTACTTATGGTGCAGCGGTTACTGGTAATCAGGCGTCGCATTGGATAGTTAAGGTTAACGGTGGAGCGTCGGCGATCATATCTGCGCCGTCATCCGGAAATAATGTGAACATTACGCACATAACGACAGTAACGCCAGGCGATACGGTTACAGTTTCATACGATGGTAATCCAGCATATCAAAGCGGTGGCCAGCCATTGGCAGCTATCACTGATTATGCAGTAACCAACAATACCTGATTGGAGTGTTTTCTAATGGGAACCATTAAAGGCAGTTATCAATACAGAACCCTGGAGCTTGATCGGGCCGCAATCAATACGGAAGAGCGGACTATACCGGCAAGCCTATCTAGCGAATCGCCAGTAAAGCGATTCTTTGGGACAGAAACGCTATCCCATGAACCGGGCAGTGTTGATCTGACCAGGGCAGATGGTGGTCTACCCATGCTCTTTAATCACAATACCGATTCTCCCATTGGACTGGTGGAGAATGTCAGGCTGGAAGGCTCCAGGCTGCGGGGTGTGCTGCGGTTTTCACGTAATGAAAAAGCATTGGAAGTCTGGCGCGATGTGCAAGACGGATTCCTGCGCGATATGTCGATTGGATACAGCATAACAGACTATGAAGAGCGGGCAGACGATCAGGTACTTGTGACCGGGTGGTCAATTAACGAAGCGAGTGTTGTACCAGTAGCGGCCGATACGGCTGTTGGAATCAACCGGAGTATAGGAGATAGTAAAATGAGTGATGAAACCGGCAAGACCGGCACAGGCGACACCGGTAATACCGGTGGCACATTCGAGCAGGATTACGAGCGCAGCATAGAGCTGGGTACAGAACGCGGTATTGCAGAAGAGCGCAAGCGGATCGCTGATATTGAGTCAACGTTCGCCAGGCACTTGGAACGGCCTGGAATTGCCGCGCTGAAAGCGGACTGCGTTACAGCTGGCGATACCCTGGAGCGGTCGCAATCGCGGCTGTTGAATGCACTTTCCAGCAACATCGAACCGATCAATCCGGTGTATAGCCAGGATGAGCGCAGCGGCAGTGCGGGAACAACGGCTAGCGTATTCGCGGGGCGCGATCAGCAGGAAAAGGTTGTAGCCGGAATTCGCGCAGCGGTAGAACACCGCATGGGTATCAAAGACGAAAAGCGCGATATCAGCGGAAATCCTTATGTATCGATGAGCATGCTGGAGCATGCCCGCGCACTCTCGCGCAATCCCCGCGCATTTGATGGCATGTCGAAAATGGAAATGGCTGGCGCGGTCTTTCGTGACTATACAGAGGTTGCATATACCGACACCACGGCGACCTATCCGAAGATTCTACTGGACGCGGCCAACAAGACACTGCTAGCCGCCTACATGGAATCAAACCAATCGTGGCGGACTTGGTGTGATACCGGATCAGTGCCCGATTTCAAGACCATCAACCTACCGCAACGGCACAGCTTCCCGACAATCGAAGGGGTCGCCGAGAATGGCGAATTTGCTAACTATTCGTTCACTGAATCGGCCGAGACTGCGCAAGCATCCGTTAAAGGCGGAATCTGGAGTGTAACGCGCCAAACGCTGGTGAATGATGATCTTGGGGCTTTTTCTGAGGTTGGCGGGGCACTTGGCGAGGCGGCCAGCCGGGCAGTTTGCGATGACGTGTACGCAAAACTTCTGACAGTGCATACCATGGATGATGATAGTAATCCGCTGTTTGATGCCGCCAACCATAGCAATGTATACGGAGCGGCAACCATATCGGTTGATACCGTTGACGATGTTCGAGTTGGCATGGCAACGCAAACCGACAAAACCGGCAATACAATCGGTATCCGGCCGCAATATCTGATTTGCCCGGTTGCATATGAAGGTACCGCATCGACGCTGCGCAATTCACAGTTTGATCCGGACACCGGAAACGGTGATACCAACCGGGTTAACTGGGTAGCGGGTACCTTCGAGGTGATTGCAGAACATCGCATTGATGCCGATGCAACGAATCCCACAAACTGGTTTATGGCTGGGCCAAAAGGGCGGACCATTCGTGTGTACTTTCTGAACGGGGTTGAAACGCCATACCTGGAACGCCGCGATGGTTTTCGAATTGATGGTATGGAGATGAAGGTACGGCTTGATTATGGTGTCGCAGTTCTCGACTACCGTGGTCTTGCGCTTACCGGTACCGCGCCAGTCTAGTGTCATTCTTGCTGGATAAGATTGAATCCGACCTGGGGGAGAATGGGCCATTCTTCTCCGGGGAGGGTTTTGATGTTCCGGTTACACTGGCAGACGGTAGCACCATACAGGCGATATTTGATAATCAATATCTTGAATTGCAATCAGAAGCAACGGGAACCATATCGACACAAGTACCCATGTTTCACGTAGCGGATCAGGCCATTGATGGATTGACCTTGATTGATGAAACGGTACAGATCAAGGGTGATAACTATATTGTGCGCGATATACAGCCCGATGGAACCGGGGTTAGTGTGGTGATACTGGAGCTGCAATGAGCCATGTACGTACCCAGATAAGGAAAGAATTTCAATCGGAATTATTGATCATTCCGGACTTTGAAGGGCGCGTATATGCTACCCGGAATTACCCATTCCAGCGGGATCAATTGCCAGCATGCAATATCTATATCGGTGATGAAGTAAGCGAGGCGTTGAACCTTTCCATGGGTCACCGGATTTTAAACAGGATTGCATCGGTTAATGTGGAGCTGTTCTATCAGGGCACCGATGCGGTTGATGATGCAATCGATAATCTGTGTGTAGCAGTAGAACAGATATTGGGCGCCAGCTTGTTAGCGTCGCTGGTTTCTGAAAATACCTTGACCGGTACTACTTTTGATTTCAATGCAGATGGTGAACAGATAGCGGCTACGGCGGTTATGCAATACCAGGCCACTTATCAAACAAGCGAAGATAATCCAGAGCAAGCAGGAGGATAGTAAAATGTCAGTAATGAGTGGTGTTAATGGTTATGTTTCCGTTGATGATGGCGGTGGCGAAAACATAGTATTGCAAGTCCGATCCTGGACATTCAATCACGAAAAGCCGATTAGCGACTATACGGTGCTGGGTGCGACCGGTGGTTACCGCAACAAGTACGAGGATGGCGGCAAGAATTGGTCTGGCAGTTTCGAAGTCTACTGGGATCCGGCCGATACAACCGGGCAAAAGGTGCTGGAAGATTCCATGATTGCCAGTAATGATACGGTAGATATCAAAATCTACCCGTCACTTGCAACCCCGCCAACCCCGGCAACCGGTGATAAATACTATGGCGGTACAGTCTATGTATCTACCGGTAGTGTTGACGGTGCGTCAACCGGTCTTGTTGGGCAGGTGTTCAACTTCGAGGGCGATGGTCAGCCCACAATTGACACAGAAGCGTAAAAGGGCAATCTATGGCAATACAAATCAGTCTTGCACCGTATTGGTGGACGCCGGAAGGGGAAGACGGTGATAAGCCGGTACGGTACAAGTTCAAACATCTGACAGCCCGCCAACAGGGCGAACTGTTCGTTATGACGCAATCAGCCGATCAGTCCGATCGGGTTGAGTCATTCTATCTAGCGCTGAAATATGGGTTGCTTGATTGGGAAAACCACTACGAAGACGGTAAACCCATGGCCTGTACGCCAGAAAACTGGAACAAACTCCCCTTCAGTCATTTGCAGCGTGTTGCACTGGCGGTCATGAAGGGAAGTTCCATAACAGAGGATCAGGAAAAAAACTGATCTTTGCAGTGAATCAATTGAATCAGCTTCGCATGCTGGCTGAGAATATCACTGCATTTACCAAGAGCATGTTGGATCTACACCGGCATTATCAAGCCGGTTTTCTACCGGATCCGGGCGCGATACTGGATCAAAAGAATGTAGTAATTGAAAGTTTCAACGTAATCGATTCGATACGAGCTAAGATACAGGCTGAGCGATGCCCTCCAACCCAAAAGCGGTAATTGAATTAACCGCCAAAGACAAGACAAAGGCGGCCTTTCAGTCTGTAACCGGTAATATGCAATCCCTGCAACAGCGGGCGGTTGCGCTGGGCGCCGCGCTGGCTGCGGCTACATCTGGCGGTTTCATTGCAAACGCCGCGAACAGTGCCAGGGAACTGGAACTGATATCTGTTCGCCTGGGTGCATCGACCGAAGAGCTACAGCAATTCTCGAACGTTGCCAATCTGGCAAGCATATCCTTCGAGCAGTTCTCTACATCGCTTAGGGTACAAACCCGCAGAATCAGCGAGGCCGCGCAAGGTACCGGGGAGGCGGTTAATGCGCTGAAAGAGCTGGGCCTTGTTGCAGAAGACCTGAATAACCTATCTCCAACACAGCAATTTCTGGAACTATCAGACGCGCTCAACAACGTTGCAAATTCGGCAGATCAGACCAGAATAGCTATCAAGCTGTGGGATACAGAGGGTCAGAAAAATCTCCAGATAGTCAAGCAGGGCACGGAAGCGATCCGCGAGCAGGCGAACGCCTACAGCATACTTTCAGATGAAGCCATTGCATCGCTTGGCAATCTGAAGGTGTTTTTTATTGATATCGGATTACAGGTTAAATCGCTTTCAAATGATCTGATCAATGTACTAGCGCCTGCGGTCGATGATTTCCTGGATCGATTCAGAAGTATAGACACCGCTGGACTTGATGAGCTGCGGCGCCGATTGACAGAAGTCAATGAACAGTTGGCGATTATTGGCAAGCAGATATTAACCATTGAAAAGTTTGGCGGTCAGCCAGGACCGCTATATCAGCAATATGAAGACCTGAACGATATTCAAAAGGAGCTGGTTTCTACACTCCAAGAATACAATAAGGAAATGTCCGAACAGGACGCGCACGTAGATACCTGGCGCAGCCAACAGGAAGAGGCAAAAAACACTGCTGTAGCAATCAAGGCGGTAACCGCAGAAGTCAACCAGCTTGGTGATGAGTGGGATAAGGTACTTGATATCTACATCCGCCAGGAGCAGGAAGTTGTAGACGAGTGGGCCAAAGCGCAGGCGGGCATTGTAGAAGTAACGAAAGAGGCAAACGAAGAGATAGAAGAGTCTGTCGAAGAAATCCCGGAAATCTACAAACAGGCGGCGCGTAATATAAACGACGCAATGACCGGAGTCTTCCGGGATATCCTCGATTCTAATGAAGACTTTATAACAAATCTGCGCGATAGCCTGTTGAATGGCTTTAAGGACATTCTTGCGCAGATGGCGACACTGGCAGCCAAACCGATATTGATCAATATCGTTAGCGGGTTGGGCAGCGCACTTGGTATATCAGGGGGCGCCCTGGGTGCGCTTACGGGATCGCTTGGCGGTGCAAGTCCCGTTGCGGGCCTGGCGGGCCTGGGTGCGTTTGGTCAAACCGCGCTGGGCCTGGGTGGTGTCGGTCTGGCTGGATATCTGGCAGGCGGGCCGGGCGGTGGTCTGGGCGCTGCGGCGGGCGGCCTAGCTGGTTTGGGGCTCGCGGCGGGTACCTTCTTTCCGCCACTGTGGGCACTAGGTGCGGGCGGCCTGTTGGGCGGTGCCCTGGGGTCCGCATTTGGTGGTGGTCTGTTTGAGAATACCCCGGATGAACAGCGCGTTGGATTCAGCACCGGTGGGCCATTCGATCAGGACATTTCGGCAACGATCAAGACCGCATTTGGAGAGGTCGGTTTTGTAGAGGGCGCGAACAATCTGAAGGGCGCCGCGCTGGAAATGTTGAAAACGGTTCAGACGTTTGATGATGCAATCGCCGATTTCCTGGATTCCGAACAGATCGAGACGGTATCCGCAGCGCTCCAGGGCGTGGGGTTGACGCTGGAGCGCGTAACCTTCGAGGCCGAAGACATGGCCTTGATACTGGAGGAAAGAGCGGTAGCAGCGCTGGAGGCGCTAGGCTTGCCAGTTGATCGGATCCGCGAGGCGGGCGATTCCCTGGAGGATATTGGAAACGCAGTTCAAGAGCTGTTGACGCTGAATAGTGCAATCGAGGATTTCATTGATTCAGCCGATCCCCGGCCGATCAATCAGGCAGAACAGAATGTTGAAAATCTGGTTAGCCAGATCGACGAGCTGAGTACGGCGGCGGCGGATTTCGGTTTTGCCGATTCAGTATTAGACGATATCACCGGTGCGGGCGATGACATTCTGGAGCAGTGGGGGGGTGAGTTTGCCGATTCAATTGAAGATGCAATCCTACAGATTGAGGATCCGCTCCAATTCTCGATCAATAGCCTCGAGCGTGATTTCCAGGAATGGGCCGATCAGTTGGTCAGGACCGCGCTGGCATTTGGGCAAGACCTGGAAGCGGTTAATAAGCTGATCGATCTGGAAGCTGATCGACTGGATAAGCAGATTGATTCGCTGGAGCGCGAGGCGTCGCAGCGGGCTTCAGCGTCCACAACCAGCATTGCCACGATCATAACCGATGTAACGCTAGCGCTGCGTGATATGGAGAACCCAGCGCAGGATATGATTGATCGGCTGGAGGATATCACTGGCAGCATGCAGGAATTTCTAAATTCTATTGTTCTATCCAACCTTTCGCCGCTATCGATGCGCGAACAGCTGGATATAGCGGGCCAACAATTCAGGGATGACCTTGCGAAAGCGAACGCGGGAGACCTGGAGGCGGCCGATAGGATAGTGGAAGCGGGACAGTCATTCCTGGAGGTTGCAAAGAATTTCTTTGCAGGTACGGAAGAGTACAAAGAGATATTCCGTTTCGTCAATGAGTCGATTTCTGAATTTATCGACACCAGGCAGGGCGCCATTGATGACCTGAATCAGCAGTTTATGCAGCAACAGCTGGATTATTTGGAGCGTATAACAAACAGTAATCAGTTGATCGCCTATTATCTGCGAGGGATCCGTAGTGATCTACTGCGCCAGGATGTGGCCGCATGAGCGAAAACCTGATAATTGATCGCCAGTTTTTGGTCATTATCCAGACTAAAGAGCGGGGCACGAAAACACCGGTAACGCTCAAGTATGCAACAAAGGGCGGACCATCGGCGGCAGACGAGTACATCCCGGGCAAGCTAGTGCAACCGCTAAGTATAAAGGTCGGGATCGGTGCCGATAACTATTGTGCGGGCGGTGCCTATTTCAGCAGTGGACTGGTAAACATAGCGATTGATGCCGACGACGATATTATTGGTAATCTGATATTCAGCGGATCTACTATTGAAATCCTGCAAGGTGCATTTGAAGATGATTACGCAGCCTATACCAGGATACTGTTGACGCAGATAGAATCGGTGCGCTGGGAAGATGGATCATTAACCATCAATCTCAGAAATTCCCGCCAACAGTTTCAGCGGATTGTTCAGGGTCCGATCTATGATGCGTCCTAT